ATGGTAATCAAAATCATCATCAATAACAGTTCTCAGTTTCATTTTTATGTCGAGAGTGGCATCATAAAGACCTGGCAATTTCTTCTCTCTTATATGGACTATTCACACCAGCACTTTGACCCTAACCGGTTCTTAGAATATGCCAAGAGCAAAGGTTTTCCCCTCTCATCGTCAGACAACCGAACAGAACTAAAGGAGTTTTCGATTGTCAGTCGTTAATTCCGACCAGAGACCCTGCCCTAAACATCGACATACCCACGATTGCCGTCCCGGGGTCTCTGGATCACTTTTAAGTTTCTCTACATACCCCTGCCCGGAAGAAAGTGTACCTCCAAGCTATCTACCACTTCCGGGCAAAGGAAGTAATGATCATTATGCTAATCTCAGTATAATGATTTCAATTATAGATAACGGTTCTGCCAACCGTCCAGAAGAGAGTACCGGGTTAAGCATCCGGTACTCTCTCTCTTAAAAAAACCACAAAAGAAAAGGAGTATCAAATGGTTAAGATCAATCTATCAATCGAGGAAAAGAAGAATGCAATCATGGTTGAGTGCGTAATAACAACTCAAGAAGACTCTACTTCAAAGGAAAGAGACGTCGCTTTAAAAATAGCAGGAAGACTTTCTAATCTAACTACTGATGAGGATGAGGATGAGGACATTGTGCAAGAACTCAGGAAGGGGATGGATGCCCGATTTAAAGAGCCTTGTGATGACTCTGAAACAGTGAAGAAGTTTAATGATACTGCTAATAAGGGGTTTCTTGGATTAAAGCCCATGATGGCAAAGCTCTTAATAGAGAAAATGGGCTGTAATACATGTGAACATAACTCTACTTGTGATGGGTACAAAATCCTGAAGGATGATAGCAAAAGCACTCCTAATGGCGAAGGACAATCGGAAAACTCTGAGGATGAAGAGCCTGTAGAAGAGAATGCAGAAGAATTGCAGGGAGGAGAAAATGATTAAGTTAGATATTCCTGGTGTCTTCGCTAGATCAGTGAGGGAAACGGCTCATACATCAAAAATACCTGAGGTTGGGAAAAAATGAGTATAGCACTAAACAATCTTATCCGGCACGCTGATCTTTCATTTATGAGGGATTTCTGCGAGATTACCGGAGCAATCCCAACTTATGAGGGCTTTGCCCTCACAGACCTGAAGAAAAGAGACAAACCAGAAAAAATCTGGGCGATGTTCGATCTCCTGAAGGAACAAAGACCAGAGACATTGAAGCTTTTGGGACTTAAAGTATGGGATCATGATGATAAAAAACGTCTTTGGCAATTTCCAATGGAGTGGTATATGTTCATTCCTGATGGCTATCCAATAGTAGATTTACGTTACAAACCATTGAAGTTTATTCCTCAATCTACCAGTTTGGAGACATTTGATGGTATGTTAAAGTATGGAATTAAACAAGAGATTACAGAGACTACCAAGGACAATCTGATCAGGAAGACCATTACCATTGAAACACAGGTTGATATTACCCTTGATCCGTCCCGGTTTGATAAGGAATTCAATATTACATTTAATAAACACTTCTATGCGGCTGAGACTCTTGATGATCACTTTAAGCATATTGCCTTCGCAATAGCCGTTGGACACCAAGACAGTGAAGATAGTTACATTGAAGGCTATGGAACAATTGAAGAGATCGGGTGCGAGATTCATAATGTAGATAATGAAGTAACCGACATAGATCCTGAGGATCCTGATGAGGCAGACTACGATCTAGATGAAAGTAATGATAATTTGTACATCATGGAAGAGTAGTACTATGAGAAATACACCTATTATAAGACCTATGTCTTCACAGCAAAGAAAGCTAAGAGACAAACTCGACAGTGTTAATAATACATGTTTTGATGCAATCCTCTATATGAATGATCCTGACTTTAAGGCTAAATTTTTAGCCGAGATCAATGCACAGCCTGGGGATGAAATACAAATTATAAGTGTCCCTCATGCCCGGATTGATGGGAGAGTGCCAATTATCGTCCCAAAACGCAAAGAGTATTTTGATATGTTGAAACATCAGGATGAAGAAACTCTGAAAAGTTTAGGAATCGGTATTTGGGATAGAGATGAAAAAGGGATTCACTGGCTTTATCCGGTTGAATGGTATGATTACATCCCTGAAGGATATCCAGTATTTGATTTATGCTATGAAACAGAGACCTTTGTTCATGGTCATACCGATAATGATGGACGTTATGGATTCTTACCATATGGATTCTATCAGCCAGCATCACTACTTCCTATACGTTTACATCTTCCTATTAACCATCTTTGGTATGATATGGTGGTCAGTGGAAACAAAAAAGAGGAGTACAGAGACATAAAGGGTCACTGGATCAGTCGTCTATATAGGTTTGAAAAACGACTTACAGAAGAAGAAAAGATGCAGTTTATAAGCAATTTAGTTAGCCCTTATCATGGTAACCACATTGACGAAATTTTTCAAAACTATAAGGCTCGAGTAAAAGGTATCAATCAAATAGTATTCCATGCCGGTTATGGGAGAATGACCAGAAAAGCTACAATGGAGTGTCTTGATATATCAATCCGGGAGGGAAATCCAGATTGGGGAGCTGAAGATGGTAAGCTCTACTTTGTATTTTCGCTTGGTAAAGTACTATCCGTAATAAATCAAAATAATGAAGAGCTAATAGGTATGAGTCCAGAGAATACCGATTTCTTAAATGGAGCTCTTGATAAGGTGCATGCAGTCAAGATAGGTAATAGTCATGAATAGAAAATCTGAAATAGAAACAACCAAAAGGCTATTATCTGAGTTGAACAAGAAGATGTATGATCTGGGTGAGAAATTATCTGATCCAGAGGCAAGTCTTCTCGAAGTTTGCGAGAAACTCTCTTATTGTATGAATATAATTCTAAGCCTATTAGAGTCTGAGTCTGAATCCAATTCTGAACAAAACATAACAATCGAGGTAGGGAAATGAGACTCATAGATTTAAATGATATAATCTTGAATATCTCTCCTGTTACACAAGAGGTCTTTGTTGGTGTTCCCACAAAAGACGGGCTTTCTTGGAAAGAGAAGAAGAATGTAACCGGAGCTTTCCTTGGTTGTTGCATTGGGCGGTTTCTCAATAATCCGACTGAAATTAAAGCATCTAACGGTAAACGGTATGAGATAAGTTGCCGGGAGATCACGGAGGAACAGCAGGGAGGAAAAGATGACTAACCCCCCTTTATTCGTTGTAATAGACAAGAATCAAGGAACAATTCTTGATTTAACCCAAGTTGTTGGATTTGCACCAAGGACTTCAACAGGCTATATAGATATGGCAATTATTCTAATACTCTTGTTTCTTTTAGTGCGGAGCGAGCTACAAAAAAGACGCCTAGTGTCCAGGTATTGTGATCGGTTATTAGATATTGAAACGTTGATGCGGAAATTGGAAGAAAAGGAAGAACCAGATGAAAGCTGAAGAAATAAGGAAAATGCTACAAGACAGCATCAATCTATTGCAGGCGTTAGTTGTGAGTTATCCTAAGATGGAGGAATATCTAGAGATATTGAACAGGCTCAAGGAAAGCCTACGATTATTCAATGAATTGATGGAGGAATCTCAGAAGAGCTATTTCAATCAAAAGACTATTGGCGACCTTGTTCTTGATTTGGAAAATGCCGGGGCAGATTTCCTTGATGCAACGATCAGCAGTAAATATTATCTTATTCTCACCTCTAACCAAGAGGTGATAGACAGCATGATAAAGACCGGGGAGGGGTGATCCCCTTCCGGGTCTTCTTTTTTTTTGAAAAATTGAAACCCATAGATGATAGGAAAAGAGTTGTCTAATCGTCTAAAATGAGAATGTCTGAACCCCCTATCTTATATGTTTTTATATAGTTAACTAATATAAAAGTGATAGTCAAACGGCAAGACAAAGCATAGACAGACAAGACATTAGACAGAGATTAGACAGCATATAGACGGGCAATTATTTTATCTAACTTAGTGGGATATAGTAATTTAATAATGTGTTTAGACAAATAGACAAAGCAAATAGGAGTCGGCACATATATAAACGAAGATTTTTTAGGAGTTAACAGTTATGAACAATTTTCAGGAAGTAAAAAGTCGAGTCGGAATCCTTGATTATATGTCTAAGCATGGAAAGGTTGTAAAGGTATCCGGTCGTATTTATCGACTTGATGAGTGTCCATTTTGCCAAAGCCATAACGGGTTTACAATCCGCCCTCAATCTAATACCTGGCATTGCTATGGCAGTTGTGGACTTGGCGGGAGCATCATAGATTTTGCGAGTAACCTTTATAAGGAAACAGAATATGAGGCTCTAATACGGATAGCAGGGGAATACAATATTAATATAGAGGTAGGTCAGGTTGATAACAGTGTGAAGACCAAGCTTGAGATATTCAAGAAGGCAGAGTTATACTACCGAAATAATCTCACTACCGAGCAGAAGAAGTTTTTGAAAGAAAAGCGGAAACGAACCGATAATATAATAGCCTTCATGCACTATGGCGGGGCAACCGGAGATTTGCACAAATTTTTAAAGAAAGAGGGATTCGGAGTTGAAGAGATGATTTCCTCCGGTCTTGTTTGCAAGGCTGAGGACGGTAGGATATATGATTTTTTTAGTAAAGGCAGGATCATCTACCCATTTTATAAATCAAGTTCGGTTGTTGACTTCTCAGGCAAAGACTATTTTGCCTCTGACAAAAAAAATAAAAACAGGCAGTTGCTATATGGATTTAGGCTTAGGGATAATGACTTCTTCGGTGAGTCCGATTTCTATAAGGACAAAATAATATTTGTAGAGGGCGAAGAGGATAGGATAGCGGTTATTCAAGCCCTTGTGGGGAATGCCGACAAGGCAAATACACGATTAGAGTTCGGAGTAATAGCCTGTTTAGGGGGATTATCCCCCGAGCAGTTAAGTAAGCTCCAAAACAAAGCAGAAGGTCGAGAGTACTATTTAGCCTTCGATAATGATAAAGAGGGAGCAAATTATATAGAGAAGGCATCAATAGCATGTTTGGGTGGTAAGGGCTACCCCATGATTATTGAGTTTGAAGAGCATGACATTGATGATCATTTCAAGGTATTTGAGGGAGATGCCCGGAAAGAGGTTTATGACCTTGTGGAGAATGCAAAGAGTTATATGGAGTACGAAATAGAGCGACTCCCTGTAGAAGATGATACTCTTTCCGAAAAGGCTAAACTTGGGATGTTAAACCGGATTGTTTCTCTTCTAGAGTACTATGAGGAGAACCCTCTTCTGTTTGAAAAATACAAGAAGTTGCTAGCGAGCAAAATATCCGGTAAGGAATATGGATCAATGGCTAAGGTGACCAAAGCTATTGAGATCATGCTAATAAAACTAAAACAGCTTGAAGAGAATATAGACGGGATGCCGACCGGGGATGAGTGGAATATTATCAAAGATACGAAGAAAAACCGTTATTTTAAGAGGCAGAAGGGCGGTATGTTCAAGATTGCTGATTTCACAATAGATATAATATCTACTGTGTATCGAGAGGGTTTGCTTGAGTATGAGGTGATTTTAACGAATTCCAGGGGGAAAATATCCAATCCGGTAATAATGAGTGGAGATGCGAGGTCTTCAGTGAGGATATTTACCAAGTTATTGGCAGACACCGGAGAATATCACTTTTATGGGAAGGATGTAGAGCTGAGTGAGATTTGGTATTATGAAGAGGTACACGCTAAGGTAGATAATGAGATACATGTAGAGCAGAGAATAGGTTGGCTCAAGAAGCATAAAGTATTTTTATTTCATAACTGTGCCTTCAAGGACGGGAAGCTCTATAAAGCAGAAGAGGATGGCACCGTGTACGTAGGTAAGAAGGGCTTGCGTATAGAGGATGTGAATGTGTATAATGGTGTAAAGGCACTAATAAATATAGAAGAGACTCCGACCAAGGCATTCATTGAAGAAGTAATCTCACACTTTCACGCCATGTGGGATTGTCGAGGGGAGCATGATAATGAGCCTTATACCTCATTTAAGGCATATATGCAGTTAGGATATTTAGCCTCAAGCATATATCTCCCTGAGTTAACAAGTGGAGAAGGTAAACATCCATTTTTCTTTGTTTATGGGGCGTCTGATTCTGGTAAATCTGAGGCAATAAAACTTCTATTGCAGTGTGCCGGTTTTGACGCAATGGGAGAGAGCTACGACACCTGGTCATTGAATGCAATGAGTACTGTTTTGGAACAGATAAGCTGTTTGCCCGTGTGGGCAGATGAATATAATAATGATGATAAGCCAATTCAGAAAGCAAGGATACTGCTACTAAAGTCAGCATATAACCGGATGAGCGAAACCAAGGGGGGATTAAACAGTAAGCGAAAAACAAGAGAGGTAAATGCCTCTTTGATTATTTCCGGTCAAGACCGTGTAGATGAATATGCGGTTTTATCGAGAGGTTATACCGTCCATAAACCGACATATAACGCAAAGGGCACTCGTAGCTACTATTGGCTCAAAAGTCAACGAGATCGACTCTCTTTGGTTGTGCGGTGGCTCATAGAAAATAAGAATAGAGAGACTGCAAAGGAACTTCTTGAAGAGCGAAAGCGGATATATAAGTTTTTAAGTGAGAGGAATGTCAAAGTAAAGGATAGGACATTATTCAATATAGCGACAGTAGCTTCTGGGTTCTCTATCTTTGGGTATAAGAAGTATTACAATGAGTTTCTTGAGTGGTTGGCAATCGAGGCAATCGAGGATACCCGTCGTAAGAGCAGTGAAGAGGTACTCAGTAGATTCTTTGGAGACATCGAGATAATGTATAAGGATCAGGAGTATCTGAATTATGTTAAGGTAGATGAGATGGGTGTTCATATCTTCTTTAAGAAACTGTTTTCCGATTGGAAAAAGCACACCAAGCTTACCAACATGACCGAGCGGATCAGTGAGGGCGGATTGAGAGACTATATTTTGAAGTCTGATATGTATGTACCTCAAATTGACAATCGAGTAAGTATTCAGGGGATTCAGAGAAGGTGCTTACTTCTCGACCCCACGAAAGCCCCGGAAAACCTTCAGGCACTCTTTGAGCAATGGGCAGAGGATTCAAAACCTAAACCAGTGACTTCAAGCGGTTGGGGTGATTAATGGCTAAAGAACTTGATAAAGTGTTTAAAGGGTTTAATGAATTTACTACACCGCTGTACTCTGTGTGTCTTGATAAATACCTCAAGCAGTATAAGCCCGAAATAGTAACCGAAATCTACGATAGGTTAGATAAAGCCGATAAAATTACTGAAGACAAGGACGTGGAACAATTCCAATCACATTTACGGGTTGTTGCCCGGATTATCAAACAATCGGCAAATTTGTACAGACGCCCTTTAACCAATAATGAGAAAGCTACCATTCATATAGAGTGGAAGAATAAAGGTAACGGGAGTTATACCGAAAAACTGAAGGAGATAATCGGGAAGGAGAGTTCTACTGACATGGAGTATTGCGAGTATGTGTTGTTTTTAGATGAAATGAAGAAGATAACAGAGGGGAATACAGCAAATGGACGGGTAGAATGCAAAAGATAGGATTGATTGCTATAGATGAAACTAAGTTTCCTAATCTACCACTGATGAAAATTTCTGCCTTTCATAAGAACGCAGGAGATATTGTAGAGTGGTACAATTTCATGAATAATTATGACAGGGTCTACATTTCAAAGATATTCACTTACAGTTCTGACTATCCATATAAAATATCAGCGGATCAGATAGTAAGGGGAGGGACTGGATATGATCTAAAAACAATATTGAGCGAAGAGATAGAGCATGTTTATCCAGATTATAGACTTTATCCTGCGAACGAATCTGCTCTTGGTTTTCTTTCCCGGGGATGTCCAAGAGGATGTTCGTTTTGTATTGTTACTGAGAAAGAGGGCTTTGCCCATAAGGTTGCAGATTTGCATGAGTGGTACAGAGGACAAAAAAGAATAACCCTTTTAGACCCGAATATATTGGCGACACCGCAAAGAATTGAGCTGCTAAGACAATTAGCAAAAACGAAAGCAAAGGTAGACTTCACGCAAGGATTAGACATCCGATTAGTTGACCAAGATGTTATAACTGCCCTTAGAAAGATAAAATTAAAACGATTTCATTTTGCCTGGGATTTAATGCAGAATTCCGAGCTAATCAAGCTAAATCTATTGAAAGTAAAAAATGAATTATCCCTAACCCGTCATAAAATGAGCCTATATATTCTGACAAATTACAATACTTCAATAGACGAGGACTTTGAAAGAGTAGGTTGGTGTCTTTCAAACGACATACATCCCTATGTCATGGTTTATAACAAACAAGAATTACCTGCCTGGAGTTTCTATAAATCTCTGCAAGCCTGGACACAGAAATTTTGCTACACAATGGGCTTTTATGACTTCTTAGCACAAAGAAAGTCGCCTGTTCCACCTGAGTTTATCGGCACACGATATGAGAAAGAATACATGAATATTATAATGGGGAACCGCAAATGAACGCAAATAGACGCAAATTGGGGGAGAGAGGACTTACAGGGATGGACAGTGACGCAGAAACAAAATGCAGAATTATGCCATCTGTCTTAACCTTAATAATCAGAAAAAAATGGTTTGATATGATTGTTTCCGGGAAAAAAACGGAAGAGTACAGGGAGTTGAAACGGTATTGGAGGCATAGGCTTTTCACCGAAAGATTGCCACACATAGAGGAAGGTTCTCTTTGTCACACCTTTAAGAAGTTTGATTATGTCCAATTCAGGAATGGTTATCAGAATGGCTCTCCTACAGCAATCTTTAAATGCATAGGGATTGAAATCGGGAAAGGAAAAGAAGAGTGGGGAGCTATTCCAGGTGAAAGATACTTTATCATTAAACTTGGGGAGAAGGTATTAGAAACATGGAATCTAAAAACGGGAGAGGACTCACAAGGACGGGCAGGAACGAACAGAAGAAAAAGCAAAATACGGGCAAGATGTTTGCTAACCCGTGAGGGAGGGAATCATGATAATAAAAAATGATAATAACGGGCGAATGCTTTTATTGCCGGAGGCTTGGGATGATGCGAATTCAAGAGAGCTTTTTATGGAGAGGATGCGAAACGCAATTCCGGCTGTTGATCGGATGTATTCCGCCGAAGTTGGAGGTTGGATTATTGAGAAAGGCTATTTAAAGTTATTGTTGGAGCTTATAGAGAACTATGGCTTAAACCAATTGGGATTTTAAACCCTCGTGAGAGGAAAACTAAAGAAGGAGTACCAAATGAAATCTGAAAATGGGAAAGACAACGGGATGTTACCTAGTTATGTCACTGAATCAGCTTGCCCACCACCCCCTGAGAAGGACAAAGACGACCAAGGGGACAGTCTTGTGCAGACAGGGGAAGAAAAGAGCCAGCAGAATGACTGTTTAACAGTAGAGTCAGACTGCCTTGGTTGTCATGACTGTGAGACTCCCCAGGAAAGCCTAGAAGGGATGGTTTTACGCCATATACAGAGAACTTCCGGGCATGAGGCTATTGATATTAAAGCCTTAAAGGAGGAGTTTCCCGATATAGTTGATCTTGAAACAGGGCAAGTCAGGCGTAAGTTCTTTGAAGAGGTAATTCGTCCTCTTGGTCGAACCATTATTGACCGAGACAAGCGAACCATTACTATCTCAATGGAGCCTTGCCTGGAAGATTTTGACAATGTTCACCTTCTCATTGGTGTTGCTATTGATTTGGTAGAGGTAAAACAAGCGAATTCACCTTCCGGTTATAATACAAGGACAATCTCGTCATTGTATGAGGCATTACGACATTATAGCCGGGAAAGTTAATTAACACCATTAAGGAGGTTGGCAGAACCAAATTAATGGAGGCTAAGAATGGTTAAGTTTATAGTTGTAATTGATTGTAGTGAGCGAGGGACGGATATTGAGCTGAAGATACAACAGCGAAAGGATTCCAACAAAGATGAGTTGAAAAGTGCTGAACAGTTGCAAGAGGTATTCAAGAAACTCTTTGAGGGCGAATACAAGATATTGGACAAGAAAGCAGATCAGCTAAGAGAGATAGAGGATAAGTATAAGGTTAAGATAATAACTTTAGACGAGGCTAGGAGAGGGCTATGAGACAGGATAAAATCATTGAGATTATTGAACGTCTTGTAGTTTCTGAAGGCAATACCCTTACGAATGACAAAGATGATCCAGGAAAGCTAACATATTGTGGAATCAGTTTTGAGTTTAATCCTAAATGGGAAGGGTGGAAGTTATTGAAATCACTTCAGAAGAAGTATCCAGAAGAGTTAATTTACCCTAACATGCAGGAATCGGTATTTGCGTTTTACATAAAAGAATATTGGGATAAAATGGGGCTTGGAGGATTAGACTCTCCCGAGATTGCAGAAACAATGCTACATCTTGGTGTGAATTGTGGACGCTATCAGGCAGGGAAGATATTCCAGGCATCAATAAACACAATGGGATATAATCTCAAGGAAGATGGGTGGATAGGGAATAAAACAATTTCAGCAGCCAATCAGATTAATGTCATAAAGACGATCGGCGACTCCGAAGATTTGCAGATGATAATTGCACATAACGCAATGTCTTTTTGGTTATCAATCTCACAACCTAAGTATCTTTATGGAAGGTTTCGGAGATTGAGGAAACTGCTAATGCTGATGAAATGAGAAACAGGGGCGGGTACACAGGCAGGATGCCTGCGTACCCGGAGGGGACGGATAGGGACTAACAGGGACAGACAGAAATACAGGATGCAGGAGGGGCGAATGGTGTTCGCCAGTACTGCCCCGCAATAAAGGAGAAAGAGTATGAGTATATTTAAGCAAGGGGCAGAGATAGAGTACCGGGGTAGTTTTTATTTGGTATATGCCCGGACACCTGAAGGGGTACTCTATCTCATGGAAAAGGGTGAGTGGGATGTAGAGAAATATTCTCTCACCATTCACGAGAGTTATTTCGGAGACAGGGTTGTTGAAGTAACACAGCAGGCTGAAGAGCTGTATGAGTTATATGCAAAAAAAGTCAAGCCTGGGAACCGTAAGCGTAGCGTAGAATACATCAGAAAGCATTTGGTAAAAGGTAAAAGTTACATGGAAATGCGAGATATTATTGACAAATACGCAATTAAAGTTACGAATGTCGAAAGAAAGTATAAAAAGAATCCAGAGAACTTTTTTTCGATAATTAACGGACAGGTTTAGAAGGAGTCGCTTTGGCAGTAGAACCATTGCCTTTACCGGATATAGCCAAAATAATCAGGTATTTTGAGGAGAAGGGACGCATACGAGTATCACTTATGTGTCAATTCCTATTCCACACTAATCTCCGTGTAGGAGATGCTTTGCTTTTAGAGTGGCGGGATGTGTTAACCGATGAGGGTATAGTAAGGCGGAAGTTAATCATACAGAGAGAACAGAAGACCCGTAAGAAGAAGGTATTCCCCATCACTGAACCGCTTGCTGAATATCTCTTCAGGTTTTACGAGAAATATCATCCCCGTCTCTATGACAAGATATTCCAGAGCAGTTCCCCACGAGTAAAGGGATCAGGACGGGCATGGAGACGAGAGAGTGTATGGGTGTTTATCCAGGAGGCATGTGTTGCTTGCGGGATTGAGGGGGATTACGGTTGTCATAGTTTTCGTAAGGCGTGGGCAACCGAGGCACTAAAGAATGGCACGAAGGAGGAGGTCGTGAGTGAGGCACTCAATCACACTTCAGTGAGGGAAACCCGAAGGTATTTAGGGATAAATTACCAGGTACTTGAGAAAGAGTACATCAAGGTTTCCGAACAATTGAAACTACCTTCAGATTTAGAATTTCCAGAAAACAAGAAATATGAAAGGAACTATACCCGGAGGAAACCAGAATGCAAAGTAACCACACATCAGAGCAAGCCAAAGAGGTCATCAGTAAGAAAGCAAACGACCCGGACTTCTACGGCGAAGTAGTCGTAAAGTATAAGGGTGGGATGATTTATCAGATAGAAGAGAAGAAGATCTACCCTAAGAACGCTGGGGGGAAGTAATGGACTTGGGAATGGGGTTAAATAAGAAAAAGGGGCTGATTTTGGCGAAATCGGAAGACATGCTAATCAAGTTCCCTATTCCTGCGGGAGGGAAAACAATACAACTCCCGTTAACCGGCATCTGTAATTGTACAATTTATTGGGGAGATGGAACAGTTACATATCCAGAAGGGAATTTATCATATCCAAGTGCAGAATGTACACATTTCTATGAAGAAGGGACATTTCTTTGTAGAATAAAGGGAACAGCTGATCGATTTGGATACAGTAATAGTACAGAATGGGAAGGCGGAAGGTTAAGCCCATATATCTTATCATTTGGGAGACAAATACAGTCATTTGTCGGTGCGTTTGCGGGTTGTCGTTTAGCCTCTATCCCCAAATACCTGCCAGAACAAATAACATCTTTGTCTTTTATGTTTTCAAAATGTTCAGGAGATATATCTAATTGTCAATACTGGAATACTTCAAATATCACTAATATGTCCAGATTTGTTCTTTATACTCCACAAGACCCTAATGTTGAAAACTATGATGTAAGCTCAGTTTCGGATTTCGTTTCATTTGCCACAGGCAACACTGGATTCAATCAATATCTTGGAAAATGGAAATTGAGAACAATCGGCACAAACATGTATGGATTTGCCAATGTTGCAACAACCGGGTGGGTAAGTTCGAAGATTGAACCGACCATAATATCCTGGGCAAATTATGTTAAATCAACTTATAATGGGAAAAGCAAAAATACTCCAAAAGATGTTCAACTAGGATTACCAAACATTGAGCTAACAAGCACTATTTATCCAGATGAAGAAATTGAAACATATGATCTTGGAGAAAATGCTTTTCGGGATGCACTATCTGCTCATACATTTCTAATTACAGGAACCGAATTTAATGGAGCAGGATGGACTATATCGTTCGGATAAAGGAGTATTTAAATGGAGATAACACAACCAACATGGTACATTGCCCATAATGGGATAGATGTATTTCACCGGGGATATATTGTTGAAGGAAGAATAACGACAGGACAGCCATTTTTAGAAACATTTCTTGTTAAACAAACCGGGATTAACCGTTTGATAGAGCTTGGCTCGCCAGTAATAGATTTTCCAGAAGAGGTTGAGCAATAGTTAAGTTTCGTTAAACGGAATTTAGCTTGACAATAATTGAATCAAAATGTTGGATTGAAATTGAAGACGATGTAATTTAAACAGCACGAATTTTGCTGTTATCTATCTACCGAAGCACGGATGATAAATCCGTGCTTTTTTATTTTCGGGAGAATAACATGGTAGAAGAAACTGAAAAAAATTTGAGCTGGCTGAAAAATGTTCTAGCGATTTGTGCAATTATTGTAGCAATAACTACATCATACGCATCCCTAAATGCAAAAGCTTCTCAAAACAGTACAAGAATTGATGTGATTGACCGCAGAATAGAAACACTTGAGAAAACTACAAGTGAAAGTCAATCCTCACTCCAAGAAATTAAGCTCAACTTAAAGCGACTTTGTGAACAACAAGGCGTGGGGTATATAGAAAAATGAGAATGCGAAGAGCATTTAATACCTACGGGCATAATCAGAGGTTCTAATGGATGAAGTCAGCATAGTTGATACAATTATGAATCTCCGAACCAAGTGTATGAGTGCATGGGCATCTGCTACGAGAAAGTCACACGAGTGCGACAACTATGTATTGAACAATCCTTATACGGCAGAGGAAGAGGAACGAGCGAACGAGCTTTCTAAGCCATTATTGAAGTATCCGGTAATCAATTCCCGGATTCTTGCCCTCATGGGACAGGAGCAAGCTAACCGCAGGGGGATTCACATAACGCCCGGGCGACCGCAAGAGACTGACCTAACAGAGATAGCTATGACGATATTTGATGATGTCATGGAGCGTGAGGATATATGGGAGAAGTCGATACTTGTCGCCGTTGATGGTTGGATTAAGCCAATCATGGGTTTTATAAAGCGGGATTTAATCATCAATGATATGGGGTATCTTGATTTTACATACAGTGTTCTAAACAGTTACAATGTACATATAGATGCCGAGACCCGGGATTATGATTTGAGTGATTGCAGTTATGTAATAATCGACAACTGGATGACCCTTGATGAAATACGGAACGAATACAAGGGGATGTCTTTCGCTGAGACCAAAAGTTTCGGAAAATGGGATGAAGTAGAAGAGTCATTCCGAGATCAGGAGACCCGTTATGGAGTAGAGGAAACGCAGATAGGAGATAGGTATCTTGTATGTCATTTGAAGGAACGCAAGTATGAGACGGAATATTTCGTATTCCGGGACAATCGTATCGTTGCCGTTGATGAAGAATCGTTAGTCCGTGGGGAAGAGGTTATCAACAGTCGTCAGCGAGGATATATCAGAGAGACTATAGTGGTTCCTCATTTCAAACAAGATGTAGTGTTGTATGATTCGATACCCGAGATCAAGACTTCCAACTTTGGGGTTTTTCCAATCGGCAGTTTCAAGATGAACTACCGTTTAGCAGAACGCCCCTCACTTGTCGGCTTACTTATCGACCCTCAAGCAAACATCAACAAGAGGATGTCACAGCATACAGATTATATCACACAGATGTTAGGAGCACCGTGGTTTGTTGGTTATAAAGATGAAGAGGCAAGCCGGGAGTTGCAACGAGTAGGTAATCAGCCAGGGGCAGTCATCAGGATCAAGAATTTTTCACAGAAGCCATATCGAGATTTTCCACATGCTGTTGAGACTGGGAGTCTTCAGACCGCCCAGGTTGAGCAGTCTTTTATTGAGGACATAACTAATATCCGTCCTGCTCAGTTAGGATCACCAGGGAAAAGTGGGGAAAGTGGGAAGAAATACCAAATGCAGTTAACTCAGGCATTAACCGCAACAAACCCTTATTACGAGAATATTGCTGAATTGAGGAAACGAATAGCCCAAGACTGGTGTGATTTAGCCCCGCAGGTATATTTTGAAGACGGGCGATTGATTGAGAACCAATACGGGCAGTTACTTCTTAATCTCAACTATAACGGTAAGATATATAACAATATGCGAGAGGCATTATTCAAAGCCCAACTTGATGACAGCGATAACACTCCAACCAGGATAGAGCAGAAGTTTAACATTTTGATGATGTTCATAGAATTACTTCAGAAGGCAGGCTATCCGCCAGAGCTGTTACCAATAGAATACGCCATAGAGCAGTCTCAGTTACCTAACAAAGAGGAGTTTTTGCGTAAGATACAGCAAGCAGAGCGAATCATGGGACGTGAGAAGGCATTAAGAGAGGCAACCGAACAATTCAATCTACTACAAGGAGGTCAAAGTGCCTAAGGGTGAGATATATCCAAGTTCAGTTAATATAGCCCTTTTGGTTGGGGGTGTACCATTTGACAGGCTCGACGACACGAGTTCAGCAACCCCGGCAACAACCGTTTACGATATAATTTTAGTAACCAAGGACGCAACGAAATTCGCAACCCTCAAGGATTCGGAAGGGAATGATGTCACTGGATACTACAATGACGAGCTAAATGACGGAGACACGCTATATGGAGGCTTTACTGAGATCAGTTTAACAAGTGGAGCCATCCAGGCGTTTTCGGCATCTAAATAAGAATGGAGGAACGATGAAAAGATTTGTAATAGCCTTATTGCTAATTGTGGTAATGGGGTGGCTTTATGCTGACATGGCTGTCTTCGACCCGATAGGGACGGAGAGGACAGAGATGCCCCAGGGAACTGGAAGAGGTGCAGAGAGCCGACAGGATGTCGGCGTGCCCAGTATGCAGAGACAAACAGGGGTGACCACCCCGATAGATTTCAACAGCACCCCTTCCGGGGAATATGGAAATACGATAGTTGAATATCACAGGTATGAGACACCGTATCCTACAGTTAAATATGGAAATGATGAAGAGAAACCGGAGGGTAAGAAGTGGCTGGAAATCCTATATTTTTTAGGAGGGTTGTTTGTTATATATTTCATGAACAAGGTGTTGAAGCTTCCAATTACACAAACACAACGAGATTTGATAGGTGGGCTGTTCCCATATCCCAAGCTCCGTCCGTTCATCTATTTGGTAATAAACACGATAGCCGATGTAGAGAATGATAAGACAATTCCATTTAGGGGTGGTGCAGACAAGAAGGCAGAAGTTGTAAAGCGACTTGAGACCAGCATTGATGCAGGTACCCGCAATGTAATCGAGAAAAGCGGGTTAAAGATACCAGCTATAGTAGAAACAGTATTCCAGGGCGTCTTTAATGGTGCTGTCAATGCCGGGATAAATAAACTGATGGGGAAGTAAGCGATGAAAAACGAGAATCCTACCGACTATTCAGAAGTATCAGAAGAGATATTTGAAGATTATGATCCGAAGCAATATGACCCCGATTCCTACGAAGAAGAGGAAGAGGGAGGAGAAGAGAGAACTACTGTTCCAGAAGGTTGGGAGCGGGAGAAGGCTGATTATGAGGCGAGGCTTGCAGAGTATGAGGCTAAACTCAACAATATTGGCGGGAGCACTTCAAAGTTGGAGTCTGATCTGAAGAGCGTTCAATCCGAGATAGAGTCCTTTGATTTTGCCGATCATGAAGACGGCACAAAGGCATTTCAGGCTTTAGTTGAGAAAAAGCTGAAGCTTGAGAGTGAGTTAAAAACAATCAAGGAAGCCCCTTCATTCGCCAAAGAGAATGCAAGCACATTTGTTTCCGTACAGAAAAAGATCAAAGATGAGATGGGTACAACCCTTACCCCCACAGAGTGGACGGAAATTCGTAAGATAGCGACCTCACTTGCCGGAGGTAAGGCAGTTACAGAGGATAATGTAATGTCCGCAGTATTCAATCATATTGGAATGGAGCGATATAATTCCATGGTAGCTCTTAGTGGAGAACACCAAGCCCGTCGGGGAATGAAGACCGCTACCGCAAAGACCACTCCCAAAGACAAATCTGCGGGAGGTACACGAAGATTTTCGGAATTAAGTGAGGGCGAGAAAGCCCATGCAATCGGCAGGATGAGTCCTCAACAGTTCGCCAAGTATTACAAAGATACATACGGGCGAGATTTAAACGAATAACAATAAAAACCCAACAGGGAGGTTCTTATGCCTAAAGGCACAGATGCACTGCATTATCATGCTCGTATATCGAAAGATGTAGAGCGAGCAGTGGAGGCTTCCCTTTTCTTCTCCGCCTTTACAAAAGACTTGAAAGTAACGACAGGGAAAGGGAAACAGATAATTGATGTTAACGGGGAATCCGGTATCGTCAATCAGATTAAGGGCTTTGACACAGCCAATGGATTGGACAGTTGTTTAATACCTGTTCAGAAACCGTTAGAAGTACCTGCGGTATATGGAGATCAGGATTTAGAGGCAACAGGAGAGAAACTATCTTTTAATCTTAAAAGATGTTTCATCAACCAAGGGAGCAAGGTTGTAACCTTGAAAGAGGGCAACATGTCTGCTTATCGTGAGAGAAACCTTGAGAGATCAGAAGAGCGAGGGGTTCCGGCAATTGTAGAGTTCTGGAGCAAGCAAAAGAATTCAGAAATGATTTCCGCTCTTTATGAGGGACATTCCTATAATACAACCGTGGGTTTGAATAATGCCCCGGGAGGTATCGGAGCCAAGCAGGCACTTCATCCCAACATGTATTATAACACAGTCAATGCAACAACGGGGCAATCCGGTTCTATCATAACAATCGGATCAGAGAAGGTTAACAAGACGCCTGCTGAGATTAATGCAAAGATTTCTACGGGTTATTCAGATTTAACCCTTCCGAGTCCGTATATGTTTGATGCTGTGATTGAGAAGCTGAAGAAGCTGAAGATACTCGAGCCGGTTAAGTTTATGGGTTCAAAGTTTTATCTTTGTGTCGCCAGTTTGGCAGTACGCCGTGCGTTGATGGCAAACGAGGCATTTATAAAGAGGATAGACACCCTCACGGATGTTCTTGCAGAATTCAGGCACAATCCATATTTTTCCGCTCTGGATTTAGTTATGGATAATGTAATCCTGAAGTTTGACGACATTGTAAGCCGTCCCTGGAACTCCACCAACAGTACATTTATGGGAACACACTACATGCTTGAGAATTCATACGCAAGTGGTGAGAATCACGCATTCTTGTACTTCCTTGGTAAGGGAGCCTTGGGAGCAGGGCTTGTTGACCCAGTCAGGGTTGAGACCCAGCAAAGAAACTTCAGGCAAGCCAAAGAGGCAGCCCTGATGGAGATATACGGTTATGCCAGAGGTGAGAGTGTTTCCGATGCTGACGAGGCTAACTATTTCAGCAAGGGTAACAGAACCAGAACCGTTAACACAAGCCAATTTGATGTACTTAACCAGACATCAATGATGTTAGCCTGTAAAGTATAGGAGGTTACAAATGGGTTTAGATAGAAATGTTAAGGTTAGAGGTCTGAATGCCCGAGAGCTTATGATTCATCCCAGGAGTAAGAGCATAACCGCAGATACTACAATGATTTTTGCAGAAGGAAACACCACTTTCGACAATACCGGGGCAAGTGAGGCAATAAGCTTACTTTTACCTGAAGCTACACAAAATGGTCTTCGTTTTGGCATAGATATTATGGTATCTCAGTATCTTGGTGTCAAAATCCCAGTGGGTTTTTCGATAGAGCATCCTGAAACTGGAGAAATCATTGCAGGCGATGGAGCTTCTATCGCTTTTAAATCAAACGATAAAGGAGCTTTTGCCATTTTCGAGTTAGATGATACAACCTGGAAGGTGATTAGTTCATCCGGGAATTGGCGACAGCCTGTTGCTAAAGTAGCTGACTATGATTTAAAGGAGACTGATTCCGGTGGAGTTTTCACAAATGAAGGTGCAAGCGGAGCTATAGTCTTTGACCTTCCGGTCGCTAAGGAAGGGTTGAAATATCACTTCCGAGTAATGGTTGCCCAGGCACTGCGGGTTAATCCGCAGGATGATGAGCAGGTAAGCCTTCCTTCCACGGGAGCCTTACAGGTCGCCGGGAAATACATAGAAGCCGATGCAGTCGGAGAGAGCGTAACCGTTGAAGCAAACTCAGACGGTAAGTGGTTCGTAACGAAATATATCGGGACTTGGACTGCCGAGTCATAGGATACTCCAAAGATGGGGGAGAGGACTTGACCCTACTCCCCCATAACTACAAGGAGAATGAATGATTTATCGACCAGAGACAAATGATTTAGTACAGTTAAAGGATACTGATGCTGAGGTATTTGCGTCCTTTAAATACATTACTGTAAGAGAATGGAGAGAAGCAAAGTTGCCAGGGATTCCTAAGAAAAGAACTTTTGTTTTTGATCCTGACACCCCTTTTTACGCTGACCGAGCCGTAGCTAATTGGCTGTTAAAGCGATTTTCGACAATTTCCATAGTAGATAATTATGTGGAGCCTGAAGAGTTTAGAGAGACCTCATTTGCCGATATTCAAACAGAGCTAAGTGAGCTGTGGCACAAGTGCAAGAAGTTGGAGTGTATTCCGACCGAAATGGTTTATGGTGGTTCCCGCAGAGCGATGATAGATAAGATACTTAAACTCCGCATCATTCACAAAGCACACACACGAGAGGAGTAAATCATGACATTAGGAGATATAAGAAGAGCCGTTAAAGATAAGTTTCCAGATTCAGATTTATCGAAGATAGATCGCTGTTTCATCAGTACAATAGATTATTTGAATTCCCAAATTAAAGGGAATAAGGGCATAAAGAATGCAGTAGCATATAACGGAACAGACTTCACGGCTGAGACCGGATTTACTTATGAATCAGCGACTCAGATATTAACGCTCCCCGTGGATTGCCTTGAAGTTATGGCGGTATTTGTCGGGAATTACCGATATGAGGCTATGTCCGCCGATATGTTTGAGCAACACAGTAAAGACAACCCATACTACACTGTATTGAATAGAGAACAAATCAAGCTATCTTCAACTGTTGCCAGCCATTTGATTACAGGACAATACATAAAGATCGAAGGCTCATGGGGAATATCCTTGCCTAATCCGCTAACTCCGAATGGGACAATATCAACAATTCCCAAGCAGTGGGAACAGTTGATTAAGTACGGGACAATCAGTGAGTATGATCCAGAGAGCAAGGCATCACAGTTTGCCCAGAAGATGTTTTTCCAGATGATCAATAATATTCAGGACTTTGAAGATACCAAGCAGGAGAACCCCAAAGAACTGCAACAGCACAGCTACAAGTAAAGAAGTAGGGAAAAATGCTTTACTCTGAATTTAAGACAGAGGTATTGAAAGAGGCAAATGCAGTTTCATTGTACCAGGGTAGTACCCGAGCCGGGGTTTTATTTCTTCAAAACTTTAACGAGATACTACCCGAAGTGCCATTGGAGGATATACCCGGTTTACATAGTACGCCTGTAGTCGCAATAGACCGCACCCCGTTCACATTGAACAGTCCCGCCTCTTTTTCTCTTGCCACAGGTCAGAATGTGTACAGGTTACTGCGATTTTATGAGAACCCGAACAGTGTCGGAGACCCGCCTTTAATTTATGAGCATAAGGAAGTATCTGAGATAGAGAACATAGGTTCTCATGATGCATTTAAGGTTGGATCGGGCAGTAACATGGTGTTTTGGTGGCAAATAGGGAGTACAATAAATTTCTATCCTTCCGCCCTTTTATCCGGAAAGAGTGCCATTGCAGAGATTATAGCCTATCTCCCAGCCCTCGCAGATGGCACGGAGTTGACGAGCATAATCAGCCCCCGTCTTGAGAGCAAGCTGTTAAAGAAGACCGTCCAGGATTTAGTTAGGGAGCTGTTTTGAAAGTAATCAGGATACCTTCTTTTACGGGTCAACTCAAGAAAGACAGTCGAGAAGATTTAATCGACAGTGGAAAGGGAGAGGTTTCTTACAGGTACAATAACTATCCCGAGAATGGCAGGTTGAAACGCCGTAAAGACACACTCCCTTTTGATTCTTCCATGTCGAGTAATATAACCTCTGCGATATACAATGCGATAAAGCGAATTTATGTATGGGATAATCCAATGGTATGTAGTGCTTATCCCGGGGAGAAACTTTATCTGATATGGTGTCAAGGGAGTGGAGACACCGGGACGCTGTATTTTTTGCAAAAGAAAACAATTTGGGAGGTTACTTCACTATTTGAGGAGCTTTATTCCCCTCAGATTGTAACATACGGTAACCGGGTCGTGATAGTTGACGGGATCGGTAATTCTAGAGCGTTATTTGTAGAGATCGATCGAACCAAGGCTTTATTGTATGGGGTTCTAGGAGTTCCTGCTATTGAGATATCAGGATATTTAGATTCAGTTCCAGAGTTTGGGGATATAGAGGATTTAGTTTTAGGAACCAGTATAGAGGGTTGTTCTGCTTTTCAATATTTAGTAACTCAAGTTTCCAGTGTAAGTGGTGAAGGGAATCCGTCTCCTCTTTTCTATACAGATACCAACAACAGGTGTCCACTAATGCAAAGAGAGTGGGGGATAGACGGGATAATCCAGAATGTGTTAAAAAGACAGACAATCAGCAATATTTATCCTAGCTATGTTGGTGTATCTGAAAGTATAAAAGACAAGATTGAGTACTTTAAAATATACCGAAGACATAAGACATATTCAGATGGAGTTATCGGTTGGAGTCCATTCTATTATGTTGGGCAGACAGATGTGTTACAGGATCATGAGACAAGTCATGCTGACAGTGCAGTTGACGGCAGTGCTATTGTAAGTTGGGAGCGGGACGTTGCCCCATCAGGAGATGATGTTGCTGTAAACAGTGGTATGATATTTATTTCTAATAGTTATAGACCCTTGGATGTCTTCTCAAATTTTAGCAATTATACACAGGTTCGAATTACGAATAAGAATCAAACTGGTTATGGTTCCAGGTTCATATTGAAACTAAGGATATTTGACTCAGAGTCCGGTAGCTCAGACTCACTTATTATAGACAACTTTGATTTTGATGTGATAAAAGATTTTACGACAGAACAGCGGAAGACCATTCGTATTTATGACCAAGACGCAAAAACTCCCTGCCCTGTATTGATGCGTGAGTATGTAGAAGGGAACCACTATCTAGATGTTTATGTATGGATTCCATATGGGATTGAGGCATCCAGTACAAAATATATCTATATATGCACAGGGGGAAATGGAGAGGGCATCCTTAATACACCCAGAGGTGGCAAGTTTGTAAAAGAGAATGAGTGGTCAGATCAGATGATATTTGCCCCTCCGTTAATCCGGGATACAAAGATTGCTGTTATGTGGAGAGGGAAAAACGGAGAAAGTAATCTAGCCAATACAGGGTGGACATTCTTTGTTGAGCAAACAAGCGGGTATACGGAAAGGGACATACCTAGTCATTTGTTTCCTACTCATACGATACCGGGGGCATCTCTTGTACAGCTAGGAAGCTGGTTTCCATTAATGAGCTATACTGCTATGGATTGGGAGAAGGCAGAAACAAAATTCTGCACCTTTCAGCGAATATCTTTCTTTGACACCGAGATATTGGGGGGGGGGGTAACACATAGTCTTTTAGGTTGGAGTTTGTATGATACGGTTACCGAAGATATAATTACTCTTACTCTAAGGGTTGAGCAAACAGCGACAGCCGGGACTTACAACATGTTCTTAGCAGTTGGGGATGATGTCCCGCTCGAGAGAATAGAGGGAGCAAATTTTACTCCGACAAGTGGTTTGATTCATTGTGAAGTTTATTTCGGTGTGGATGTTGATAGTGGGAAGTTAAGTATATGGGTACGCAACATTGCTGATGCAGACAATATTCTTAAAGGGGAACATGACATTTCCGGCTATGATGATCGGCGATTTCATCAATATCACATGGGGAATCCAATATCATCAGGTTCTCAGTTATTACCTTCAGCAGGATATGGTCTATGCGAAGTGCTTTTACAGAGATATTATTCTATAACCAATCCCCTGGATATGCTGAATATCGAATATGGATTATTCAACAGTTTACCATTGTTTGACACGGAGTACATCGGATATACAGATGGTCAGAACAATAATATTAAAGCAGTAACGACTAAATCTACAACAGAGGAGTTCCCGACAGGATTAATAAGTTGGAGTGATTCCGATGGTCTGAGCTTTCCGGATTTAAATGTAGTTCAGACTGGGAGTAAAATATCCCGAATATTTCTACTTCCGAGTTATCTACAGCAACGGTATGAAAATACAATAGGTTATTTCAATCAGAGCGGATTTGGTAGATTTCAGATAGCAGGTGACCCAGATAGTTGGCAGGTAGATATACAGAACCGCCTATTCAAAGAACAAGCGAGCTTGGGTCTTTTATTCTCCCGGTCATTGATCGTTATAAAGAATGAGCTATTTTGGGTTGGTTTTAGAGGAATAATGAATTATTCCCCAGGCTATGCGTCTCCACAGAATATAACAAATGGCGTTTTCCCACCCTCGGTGTTCGATGTAGATGACATTGTAGCCGTATATTGTCCAGGAACAGATGAGATAGTTTGGCAGTTGATTAATAACGGTACAGCGACTAAGGCAATAGTCTTTCATTATGAAGAGCGAGTATTCAGCGAGTACGGATTGTCTTTTATTGATTTAGTGCAGAGTAATCAATCCATAATCGGGATAAAAGAGACAACCGGCAATAGTGACTTGCAACAGTATCCTGCTACCGACGAGATTACAGCATACGGTACAACTATTAGCGGAGAGCTAAACATAGAAGGGTTCGTGAAGGGAGCTAAACTGAAGTTTACAGGAACAGGGACAGTCCGGATTAGTCTTTATCATGAGAAGTACGAAAACGGGGTCATTTATGAGGATTTCACTCCGACAAGCGATATAATGTATTCATTCAATCCGGGTCAATTCTGCCGGAAAATAAAGGTTACTCTATCGGGTTATCTCAGCGTAGATTTCATGGAGGTTTACTACATAGAAGAGCTTGAAAACAAGGAGTAACCGTCATGGTTATACAGTTAACCTCCCGCCAAATCGAATTAGTAACCCAAGATGTAGATGAGATAGTCATAGGTGGAGCGAGAGGAGGGGCTAAATCATTCGGTCTCGCTTACACAGCTGCTTTTTATGTAAGAGAAGACTATACTCCTTCAGAATTCAATCGTTTACCAAAAGACTATAGAGAGGGCTTTTGGAGAAAAATATCAGACGATAAGGGCAAGGTAACCCGCTATTTCCGTTATTCAATCGATTATCCAAATTACTCTGCAGTCCTTGTACGTCGAACTATCCCACAATATAAAGCAACAACAAAAGTAGAATGCGACAAGTTGTATCCTCATGAGGGAGGACGGTGGTCAGAAACCGATCAAACCTATACTTTTCCAAGTGGAGCAAAGATTTTAATGCGACCTTGTTATACTAAGGATCACATTGAATTTTTCCAGGGCGGTAATTTCAATTTTTTAGGTGTCGAAGAACTCACACAATTTGACAAAGAAACAATAGAGCTGATAGGTGCAGGTTTCCGTACCGTTGATCCTCGTTTAAAATGTATGAAGGTCTATACGACCAATCCGGGCGGTAGAGGGCATAATTGGGTAAAGGCATTAGTTAAAAAGTGTCCAGCGATACCAGTAGGGGATTATATTGAGGTAGAGGGATATGAGTATAAGGGAGAGGTTCTCAAGTATAAGAGATTGAAGACCAATAAGCCGGTAAAGCTTGAGAGTGGTGAGACCTTCCTGTTTATTCCGGCACTTGTGTTTGATAATCCTCATATTACGGAGAATGATCAGAGCTATATCCGCAACCTCTTGCGGAAGCCGGATAATTACATTCAGATGTGGCTGTTTGGGAATTGGGATGTATATGTAGGTCAATTCTTCAAGATGTTCCAGGAGGAGCGACACATACTTGATGAGGAGGCTTTCTTTGGAGCGAAGCACCGAGTAGATTTAGCACAGAAGAAGAGACATTTTGATTGGACAGGCTATGATTTGTACCGGAGCTATGATTATGGATATGGTTCGGCGTGGGCGTGTGGGGCTTATGCTTTTCATAAAGAGAGCGGTATAAGTTACAAGTTTGCTGAATTAGTTGAGGCAGATTTGACTTCATCACAACAAGCCCAACGGGTAAACGAATATTTCAAGACCCATTATAACCTTGAGCCGGAAGATTTCTTGGATGAGTTTGCTGATCCAAAATCCTATTGGGCAAGGGTAGAATCCGGGGAAAACTTCAGGACTCCTGCGGATATATATGAGGATTACGGCATCCTTCTCACACCATCGAACAACGACAGAAAGCAGGGAGCGATGGCAGTAGCCGACATGCTTATAGGTGAAAAGGATAAAACCCCAACTCTAATATTCCTCAGTAATTGTATCGAGACAATCGACTGTATATCCTCGATCCCCTCCTCAGAGTCTAATCCTGAAGATGTGGACACAGACTATTTTGACCACCCTTATGATGAAACGAGATACTATTGTATTATAAAAAATTCAGCCTCTCCACATAGCCCAACAAAGAAGAATAAAGCAAGGTGGCTTGAGCGTATTCAACCAAGCATAAATAGAACTATAGACGCAGTAAAAAACTGGAAAGTAAGCTAGGAGGTTTAACATGTTATTACCTATTGCAGGACTAATTGCCTCAACAATAAAAGGTGGAGCAAGCATTTGGGACTATTACCAGAGAAAGCCTAAATATTATACCCCGAATACTGGAGGTTACGACAAAGCTTTAGAGCAGACCTATAAGAGAATGGGGCGACTTCCAGGAGAAATGAATCGAGAAGTGATGCCATTTCTACGAGGGATAGGTGAAAGCGAAAATCTTTTGCACGAAAAGATAGATTTCGATTCCAGGAATGGAGCTAATTTAGGTAGCGGGGTTGAAATCCAAGGACACCTGAGTACGATGCAGAAGGCAAACGAAGGTCGTTTTAAGATTTCAGAGAATGCAGAGCAAAGGATGGGGCAGGAACGAAGTCGATTAAGTGATGTTGCCGATGATCTCAGTTTTAAGCGGGAGCAGTTGATTAAGGAATCGGAGCGAAGGCACGAGATAGCTGTTGATAATTGGGAAAAGGGTAAGTTTGGAGCCTGGGTAAATGGACTATCTCCTGTAGTTGAGGGTGGACTTAATCTTGTTGCCGGGGGGATTGATAAACAGATGGCCATGGATAAAGCCTGGGACGATGCTTCTAAACAATTCGGATTACCGGCAGAGGATTTGAAGGCTATGGGCAGGACTCCTGAAGAGGCATTAAAGCAGTATGCGGGAGAATTCACAAACAATATTGCCAAATTTAAAAGTTTAGGGTATAACGACGAGGATATACTCAATCATTATAAAGACGAAATTGATATTATGGATAGAATTAAGCCGGGGTATTCTTCTCAATTCTATGATAACGGTAGTAATTCTGTAACAGTAGTCAGCTATGACGAGAACGGCTCAAAAATAACCAGACAGGGGAATCGAATAACCAAGGTTGAGCAGGCAAAGCCTGCAAGTCCGAACCAAGACCCGACTTGGCATCCTGATCCTGAAAATCCGGGAATGGAGCGGAAGCAGATATATGATCCAAAGACTGAGAAGTGGTATATGACAGATGAGACTCGTTTCGCTAAGGAGGGGTTGCGGTGGATCAAGGAAGGAGATCAGGAGGTTGCCTGGGCATTAAATCCCAAGACAGGGAATTATACAAAGACAGAGGAAACCCGTCCGATTGATAAGGATAACACCAACATATATCCCCGACAGAAAGTTAAAGACCCTGAAACGGGTAAGACTACCTGGTTTGAGTTTGATTCTCAGACAGGAGAATACAGAGACACCGGAATTGAGGTACCCGTAGCTGATCAGCGAGCTGAAGAGAGAAAGGAACAGGAGTACAAGGACACCGAGCTAAAAACTCAGAAGCAGAAAGAGATTGAGCAATACGAGGCGATTAAGAGCCAGAAGATATACAATAGTCGTTTAAGTTACTACAAGTCCAAAAAACTTGGAGATGTGTCCATTTTGGATAAGATAAAAGCCCCTGAAGCTGTGGACAAAAAGAGCTTTGATAGCATTTTGTCAGGGATAAACGAGTATGTTCTCACTTTGTCCGACACCGATGTCACGATGCTTGCTTCACAAGATGAGCAATTACAATCTCTTCTTCTGAACGGTACAAAGAAGGATGTGCGTGATAGAATACGGACACTCTTAATAAACGATTTCAGCAAATATGCAGATCACAACTTCAATATCGGCAGTGATTTCATGTTAGAGCAAGGAGATTAATCATGAGTTTTAAAATAACAAAACAGGAGACTTATACCAGGGTAAAAGATTTAATATCAAACTATACCCTTGATGATATAGAGTTGTTTTCCCCGGAAGAAGCAAAGAAACTGAAGGAGATGCAATATGCCCTGGATAAGTTTGAGGCACAGCATCCATTTTCATTACCGGGAATGAGTCCACAAGACCGAGTCGCTAAGATAAAAGGCTATGATTGGGCGGGGAATTACAACAGTGAGTTTTTACCTGAAGAAACCTCAGAATACGACAAATGGTTAGTTGTGGAATCAGAAAAGAGGGGAAGAGACTTAAAAGAAGACCTGAAAGATTATGATTTACAGGGATATTGGAAAGAAAGACAGGGGCAAACAGGGACGGACACGGACGGGCAGGAGGAAGAGGGAAAGCATTTACCTGATAAGTATAAGAAGCCTAATCATCCTACCTTCAGTGAAGAGAGTATTTATTCCGGGCAGGATTTCACAGGGGGTAAGTGGGAACAGTTACCAAATGAGAAATGGCAATTTACTCCGAGTAAGGATAACTTAGAGTTTACAGGCGAAGAGCAAATACGGGAGTATTTTGCGAAGTATGAGCCGGATAGTGTTCTGAACCTTCCGACCACAAAAACTAAGGCAAAACCCACTCCTATGCCGAAGGAAATGGAAGATAGAAGTTCCTTTGCTCCAAAAGTAGATTTTATTCTGCAGTCCGGTATGAAGGCAGACCCTGTAAACCCGAGACCCTTGAAAACCACACCTGCTAAAAATTGGAGGGATGTCAACCTGAAGGATATTTTGCCTCCCATCACAGATAAGTTAGGAAAGGAGTTTAAGCCGGAAGCCCGAATTGACCCGAACCTGTTAACTTCACCAGGCAGGTCAAAGTTAATTACTATTCTCGATCCAGGGCTACAACGGATGAAAGAGGAAACAGGCAGTTACACAGTAACTTCTCCTATGGGCGAAAGGCTTGTATTTGACGCAAGCGATAATCTTGTTTCTGCGGAATCCCCAACAGTCCAGGGTGAGAATCCCACGCCAATTTTGGAGGCTTTATCCAAGGGAGGGAATTGGGAACAGGCATTCATGGATGAGGCGAAGGCTGTGGCAGTTGCCCGGCAGGAGTCTGAATACAAACGGGCAAGCGATTATGCAAAGGAACACCCATATTTTGCTTCATTAAAAAGCGGATTTATCAGTATTCCGGCAAACATAGATGAGACATTCTTGCGAATGGCGGGGAATGAGTTTGGGCAGGAATGGAGGTCAGAATTCAGCGAAAAGATGCAACCAGGGATAGACGGTCTCTTAGATATTGGTGATGATACCAATAAGAAAGGCATTCTTGAGCTGTTCGGAGAAGGACGGTATAAAGACGGGTTCAAGAAAGCATTACGACAATCTATCAACTCTGCTCCCGTTTCTCTTACCGCCATGGGTTTGACAATGGCGGGTCAACCGGGATTGGCTTTAGGTGCTATGTATCTCACCGGAAAGGGTGCGTCCTATTCAGAGATAGAGCAAATGGCAGAGCAATCAGGACTTAATCTTGATGTTGCACAGCTTGAGCTTGTTTCAACCTTACATGGAATTTCTGAGGCGGGTAGCGAAGTAATCGGGGATATTATCGGACTTGGGGCGATTAACGATATGGTTAAGAAATGGGGACGCCGACAGGCGACCAAGGGAATAGCTAAAATGATTCTCTCCCGTCTTGCTATGGCAGGAGGCGGTGCGTTAATCCAAGGAACAACTGAAGGAATTGAAGAGGGAGTAAATCAGTTAGCCAAGAATGCCATTAACGCCTCGATGAAACTTGATTCCTGGGATAATCTCTTTGCCGGGGTTGGCGAAAGCATGGTTGGCGGATTTAGTTCCGGTTTGCTAATGCAGGGTGTTCCGGCATCACAGGTACTTTTCCAGAGGCAGATAACAGAAGAGCAAGCCGAGGCTAAGAAAAGGGCTTGGGATAAGAAGGTAACTATCCAGTCTTATCGAAATGAAGACGGGGTTTATGATATGGAAAGGCATCTTAATGATACCCTTGCCACCGCCTTTGAACGAGATAAAGGGTATGAACACTTTGAAGAGATCGAGAATGTAATCGACAATTTAAACGAGCAGGGCTTTTCCCCTGAAGAGATAGAGCTTGAGTTAGAAGAAACAGGGCTTTGGGAAAGCAATGCCGGAGTTTTGGTTGATTATCGACTTGGTGGAGGGGACTTGTCCGGGTATGCCTCAGAATATTTCCAGCACCTTGATGATCAAGAGGGGGTTTTTGAGCAGGAAGAGAGAGAAGCCGACACGGACAGACAGGAACAAAGAGGAACTGAGAGGACAGAAGAGGAGAATGGAGAGGAGAAAGAGGGGTTGAAAAACCTTGAAGATTACAGCTCTGATGTAGAGATGCGGGAAGATTATCATAAAAGCCGTAAAACAAAGGGGTACGAGTTAGATAAGAAGGACGCCTACCGCCGGAATACAAAAATGAAAAGTAGTCTTCCTGATTCCTTTAGAAGAATAACCCCTTCCGGTAGTTTGATAAAAGCTAAACTTCCGATTATTGGAGATTTTTTGAACGATGAGAGCCTTGTTTCTGAAATGTTCCCTTCAGACTATCCGTCCTATTTGCCCAAGAATCCATTTCCTAACTTAGCCTACCGTGGGGCGTCAATGGAAGAATGGGAAAACATCAAGAAAGGAGGGACGCCTGGAAAATTCTGGGGGAATGAGATTAAGAAGAACTATCTTAATAAAGAAGGCGTCCTATTGGTTGGACACGACAAGACCGGAATCTTCAATCGTTTTGCAGAGAATGCAGAAGGCATGACTTTCGATGATATTCAAGAGGTATATGCCTTTAAAAACAAAGGGAAGGTATGGGTAAAGATATATGACCAAAATATTCAGCATGGGAGTAAGTTTATTGAGGACTCCTTCCTTGACGAGACAGACATGGACAGACAAGAGGGAGAGAAGGGAGCTGTTTACCTCGAAAGTTTGAGAAAGAAGAGAGAGGAACTTAACTCTATTCTCGAGGCAAAGAAAAGAGAAGGGAATCAAATATATATTAAAAGGCTCTCAAGTGAGATAGAAAAGATTGATAAAACAATCGAGCAGGAAGTGGAGAATCAAGGACAGACAGAGACTGACACGGACAGACTGGGACAAGAGGGTGAGACAAAAACTCAACCTGCATCTACCAAGAATATCAAAGATGAGATAGCTGAAGTTTCTGATGAAGAGATTGACCGGATGATTGCGGAGGCGAGTGCAAATGTTGAAGAAGACTTAGAGGACGGGAAGGGACAAAGAGGACAGGAACTCCAAGAAATGCCCCTTCCAACTGAGCAAAAGCGGTTAAAGCATGATGTTCTCAATGAGAGAGAATGGACAGTAACTCCTGAAGGTGAGGCTTTTGCCGGAGAAGTATTCAAAACTGTTACCGGGAGAGAAACTACTCCTTATCCAAAACTCAGTGCCAGGCGTAGTCGTAGTGATATGGAGAAAAAATCTCTTTGGTTGAGAGATAATGCTATAAAAGAGGCAGAGAGTCGAGGGGACGGAGAGAGCCAGGGACTCTTTACTGAAACACCTATCCCTACTGACAGGTATCTAACCGAGTCAGATTCCGCTTGGATGCTTGAGTATATCTTTAAGGCAAATCCCGAGAGTATAAGAATCCAAAAGATAACGAAGCCCCTGATCCCGGCGAAGGAAAAGGTGCAAACGAAAGGACTTTCCGAAGAGGCAATCCAGGCACAACAGGCATTGACGAGGATGAAAGCCAATCTGAAGAGTGCGGGAAATAATGTTGTATTAGGAGCAAAAGAGGTTGCCGACCTTCTCAACAGTAAAAGCTATTCCTTCCCCGGACAGTTGTTTGATCCAGAAGTTTACGATAAATTAAAACCATATTTCATTAATGCTTTAGAAGATTCCCTTGAGGCAGGGAAAAACCTTGCCGAATTTATAGGGTTACAGATAAAATTGCACGGAAAGAATGTAGCCCCTTATGTCAAAAATTTTATAGTTGAGCTACGAGAAGAAATGAAAAAGGAGAGTACCAATGACACAGAGCGAGTTGATAGTCAAGATTCAGGAGCAGGAAAAAGAGATAACCCCTCCGATAATAGCGAAGTTGATAAGGCTAGAAGAGATGGAGCGGGAGACCGAGAATCCGGCAATCCTTCAGGAGATACAACAAAAGAAAGCCTCTCTGACAACCCACCTTTGGGAAACACTGAAGATGACAGCCGAGATGATGGGAATGAGCAAAAGCCCGGAGACCTGGAACAATCTTCCGCACGCAAAGATAATGGAGAGAGCCTTCCCCGAACTCCAAGACACAAACTGGTGGCAACAGCTTCCAATGGCAATATTGACTTACGCAAGATAGAGCTAAAAAAACTAACCAAAAAAGAGAGAATTGAGACTAATACCCGAGTCCTGGATATTCTTTCAAAATCTGATAATCGAGAACTAACCAAAGAGGATTATGACGATTTAATCCATTACTCCGGTGTTGGAGGTATAGAAACCGACACAGAGCTGAGTCTTTCGCAATATTATACTCCACAGCCTGTAATAGCCGATTTGTGGGACAAAATTGACGAGATACTCCAGAATAGCAGCAAGAAGATAGTGATAAAAAAAGTCCTTGAGTCCTCAGCTGGATCAGGCAGATTTATCGGGCAACGCCCTGAATATGATTGGACAGCTTGCGAGCTTGACGAGGTCAATGCAAAAATACTAAGTCGGCTCTATCCCGGATCAAAGGTAATACATAGCGATTTCGCAAAAGTGAGAGAGACCGGGTTTGACTTGGCAATAGGCAATGTTCCATTTTCAACCGTAAGGTCTGATTTAAGACTTTATCCACAGATAACACAGCTTCATGATTTCTTTATACTTCACAATTTAGACCTTTTGAACGAGGGCGGTATCGGTGTTTTCCTAACTTCTTCCGGTACGCTTGACAAGGTTGATTCCACAGCAAGAAAACTTATGATAGACCAGGCTAATGTGTTAGGTTGTTATCGAATGCCGATAGATACCTTTAAAGATGCTGGGACAAGAGTATCTACAGACCTGCTTATCCTTCAAAAACGCCCGAATGGAATCAAGCCTATTGATGTATCTGAAGAACAACAACGGTTAAATTCGCTTTTTTTAGAAAGTAAGGCGGTGCGAGGTGTAACAGCCAATAGCCTGATCCGAGTAGAGCGGGGAGCCTGGTTGGGCTACTCACAAGTTGAGACAAATCGTTTCGGTAAACAACAGCTTGTCGTCGGGAGTGCGGAGTACATGACTCTCAAAAAGTTAAAACTAATGGCAACTCCGAGCTATGAGATTGCGAAGCCTAAGAAGAACAAGGCTGACAAAAAGATAGATTCTAAAGAATTTTACAAGAAGGCTGAAGAGAATCGGACTTTCTACCTGAAGTTGGGAGATCGAGACTATCCAATGTCTATTGTTGTGAATAAAGGACGAGTCTTAGTATTAAAAGAAGTGGTTGAATTCTCTGATGTCGAGGAGCATGTCAAAGTCTATGAGGATGTTGATAACAGCCAGATCAAGGGGCAGGTGCTTTTACTTCAGAAGATATTAGAGGCGGGTAATGCTTATCAAGAGACCGGGATAAAAGGGCAGGAAGAGGCTTTGTTTGCCCAATGGGAAGAAGACTATAAAAAGCATCCGTTGAAAGACCCTTCCTTAGCAAAGTTTTTTAAGGCTTACAAAGAGGAAATCCTTTTTGAGAGCTATGCGTCTCATTTTGCCAAGGGCAAGGTAGCCCCCGGTGAAGTATTTAAGAAGAAGGTTCGGCATAAAGACTCCGGTGTTTTCAGATTAAAGAATGCCAAGACTCTTTTAGAGCGGGGTAGAGCTTTAGAAAATGAGAATGCTGTAATAACTACTGAATCGTTGAAGAAACTAACACAAAACGAGTTAGACGAGTTAATCGGAACTCATTATGCAATTTCAAAGATATACCCGGACACCGGAGATATAGCATTAGAAAACAATATTTTCTACTATTCCGGGAATGTGATCCGAAAGGCAGAGCAGTTGGAATTAGCCTTGCCGAAAGTGCCAACAGAATGGAAGCGGATTATCGAGGAGCAAATTAACAAGCTTTACGATACCCGTCCGGCAACAATTCCCCTTGAGGCAATTAACCTTAAAGGTAATGAGGAGTGGTTTGAGGATTATTGGGTAATGTTTCCTGAACTTGGAATCTATAAGACAAACAAAGAAGGCGTTACTGTTTACTACTGCAAAAACGAGCTTTATGAGAAATATTTGAATGGGAAATCTTTAGTGAACCAAGAAAAAGACGAGCCGGATTCTGTTTACAGACGCAAGCTTGATGAGGCTATCGAGAAAGTTGAAGAGATGAAACAGAAGTTGAAGAGTCTAATTGATGAACGGGCAAGGCATGAGATTGAAACGGCTTACAACCATAAATTCAATAACTATGTCCGACCGGATTATATGAAGGGAGCTTACTTAATACAAGATGTCCTGGACAAGATAAATGCAGAAGGGAGAAAGAACACCGGCAATCCTAATTTTTCCTTACGCCAGAATCAAGTTGAGTGGGCTGTGCAGGTGTTTAGAGAAGGCAAGGGGATTAATGCTCATGATATGGGAGGCGGGAAGACCTATTCCGCAATTGCAAATATCCGAATCCTGAAGGAGTTCGGGATCAGCAACAAGCATCTACTTGTAGTTCCTGCCAACACTATGCCTAAATGGGAGAAGGAAATACGGCATATATGGGGAGACTGTAAGTTAATCAACCTGTATAACCTTCCGGCAAAGACCCGGGATAAGGCATTAGCGAGGGTGGCTAACGAGAGTGCTGACATCGTAATGATAAGCGGGAACGCATTATCATCAATCCCTAAAGGAGCAGAGCTTGTAAAAAGCAAGTTGAGGAGTAGTTTGTCCTCTATTCTTGAGGATAAGAGCAATAAAGCTTTTGCGGAGGCAGAAAAGAAATTGAACCGATATATTTCGGCAGAGCTTACTCGTTCTCACTCCGCACCGCAGACCTCTCTTTTTGAGAATTTAGGTATAGACGGGATCACAGTTGATGAGGCACATCACTATAAGAATGTGGGATTGAGTCCCAAAGTGGAGGGCGGTATTGAGGTTAAGATGAAGACAGATAAGGAAAGTGGTCTTGTGTCGTTCGACAGTGCGAGGAGCTATGACCTGCGACTAAAATTAGACCATATTCTGGAAAACAATAATCAGAAGAATGTCTTTCTACTAACCGGGACACCCGTTGACAATAAACCAATGGAGCTTTATACGATGCTTCGTCACCTGGGCGAGGATGTAATACAAAATGGTGGTTGGAGGAATGAAATCGGATTCTATAACCACTTCATGGATTCGGATCGTAAAGAGGGTAAAAGCTCTAAATATGTGCGTTGGATTAGTAATATCATAACTCTGCGGAGCTTTATCAGCAGATACATAGATTATCGACCAATAGACACCCTGCCTATCACAATTCCAGAGGTTGAGCCTATACATATTTATTTGAGGCAATCTCCCGGGCAAGCAATTGTAATGAGTCATATCGAAGAACGGTTAGAGCAGACACCGGAGGAGATGAAAGAAGTAGGGGATAGCGTAGGAGCTATATTTACCGGAGCAAGAGTCGGAGCTATTGATGCCCGTTTTTATCGGCATAAATTTTTTGCTACTCCCGTAACAGCCCGGAATACCGACCCTCTCAGTGATAAAGCAGAGGCGATGTTAGAAGAGCTGAGTAAAGAATGGAAGAAAGATCCTTCAGGCGGTTATCTGGTATTTAGTGATTTTAATGCAAACTACGCCGATTCAACAGTTTTTGAGGGAACTGCGACCAATTATCATGAAGAGATTAAGTATAAGATAATGAAACGGTTTAAGCTGAAACCTGAAGAGATAGCCATAATTTCAGGAATGAATATAACCGATCCTAAAACCGGAAAGGATTCAGCTCCACCTTCAGTAGCTTCCACAAAAAACGAGAGAAAGCAAGAAATTAGCGACCTGTTTAACTCCGGGAAGATAAAGATTGTGATAGGCACCACTCTCTCAATGGGGGAGGGGATGAACTTTGACCAGAACGGAGCAGGCGTGTTCATGTTAGATATTCCCTTCAAGCCTGGTGAGATAGACCAGAGGTTAAAACGAGTTGCCCGTCAGGGTAATAAACGGAAACATGTTAAGGTTTGGTATTTCATGCAGGAGGGAACCTATGACGAGCTGTCTTGGAAGATAGTAAACGATAAGCAAGGGTGGGTTAATGCCTTATTCAGCCCGAAATTTACAGATGATACTGTGGATTTAAAAGAGCTTGGGGGAGAAGACTCAACACCTAATGCCGAACAGCAAAAGATATACGCTACCTCCGATCCATTTAAGAAAGAGCAGTTAATTCGGGAGCAGAAGTTACGAGAGATGTCTGCTTATCGAAAAAGCCTCTGGAGCAAAATGGATACCAGGGCAGGGAAGATAAAGAATTATAATGTTGAGATCGAAGACCGAGAGCTTAAGCTGAAGGTCTTGGAATCAAAGCTGAAGCAGGATATTGAGAACCTTGAAACTGCCAAGAATGACAAGAGTTTTACGGATAAACAGAGGGAAACCCTTCAGAAGGGGATAGAATCCAGGCAAAAGCTAATTGAAAAGGCAAAAGAGATGCTTGCCCGGAAGAATAAAGAGCTGAAGGAGATTGAAGAGGAACACCGGAAAATCAAAGAAGAGCATGACTCCACTTTAGCCAATGAGCGGAAGTTTGCTAAAATGTGGAAAGATAAAGACGGGCTGTTTTTGATGCCCCTCCGGCATGAAGTCTTGAAACACTTTACTACTGAAGATATTGTCTCCGTCTCATTGCATGTTAAGAGTGAAATGGAGAAGCTCATGGCAGAGATGAAAGAGAGTAATCCTGATTACTATAAGCTTATGGATGAAAACATTTCCACACCGGAGCTTATGCAATTCTTAGCCAGTAAGGATAACTATACCTACCATGAACACCTTGCCCTTTTACCGATCTTAGAGGAACGCAGTACCCGGATGAGAAGGAACGCCTCTTATGGTGGATACAATCAATTCCCGTCCGCCAACAAAATGACTTATGAAAAGCTGAAGCTAAATCCTGTAGGCTTTCCCGAAATGGTACGATTAGTAAAAGACCTCACGGGGAAACACCCGCAGGTGAAGAAGCTATCCTTTGAGTTAAAAGGCTATTTCACATCTAAGAGAGAGAGGATAACTCTAAACTCACAGATGTTTGAGGGAACGGATAGAGAAGACCATACCTTAGCCCATGAAATAGGGCATCTGGTTGACTACCTTCCAGACGGCAGAATGGCAAGGGGAAATATGCTTGGGCATCTGCTATCTTTAAATGATTTCAGGAAAGAATTCTTTACCGGGAATCCGGGAGATACAGAGAACTTATTGAAAAAGCGAAAGAACCTTATGGCTCAACTTCGCAGGGCAAACGAGGGGGTAAAGACCCGTTTGAGTGTTGATGAGATAGTGAGTCGAATAGAAGAGATAGAAAGCAAGTTTATGATTAACTCTGAATTGCTTGAAGAGATGCGGAATTTAAGCTTTGCCTGGAGACCACTGCCGGAAGTATATGACGAGATGCACATAGCCTACCGGAATAAAGCAACTGAGATTTATGCAGACTTTATCTCTGCTCTCCTGAATGACCCGAAATGGACTAATGAGAATGCCCCGAAGGCAATGGAGATATTCTTCAAATATCTGAGTGAAAAGCCCTCAGTAGCCAAAAGGTACTTTGAGCTAATGGATATGCTCACGCATGACGATGATAGAACGCTCGATTACCGTGTTGCAAAATTGCGAGAAGACTATAAAGAGGGTGTAGAGCTGTTCAAGCTATACTATGAATTAGCAAAGAAACACAGGCTTAGTTATACATCCCGTTTTTTGCAAGGGATTTGGGATAAGTACTACCTGATCCAGAAAGAGGAACGGAAACTCCTGAAGGAAGGGAAAATTGACGGAGATATGGGGCTGTCCTCTTATGTCCTGGAACAAAAAAGCTTTTGGGACTTGCAAGACCGCCTTTCCTTTGAGACCGCAAACGAGATAATCAGAGGATTAGAAGAGCAGGGCTTTACTGAAGAGGATATTAGTATCGGAATGCAGTTGCTTCGGTCTGCCTCTGAAAAAAAGGCAGAATCAGGCGGATTGCAGGGAGAATACGGGATTGAGACAGCCCGGCACTACTTCAATAAAGAGTTTCCGGGTAGAGGTGCGAAACTCGTAGAGGCACTATATAACCTTCAAGAGTGGTGGCATGAAGAGATAATCGAGAAAGCAACCGATATAATGACACCCGAATTAAGGGCAGAGATTAACCAGGCGAAAGAAGACGGTTACTTCTATTCCCCCGAAATGGTACAAGAGAAATTCCTCGATAATCCGATAACGGGCAGGATATTCAAGAAGGTTGGTCATCTTGGTGCTGATATGCCTCACCTTGCCGTGTTCCTGAAGAAGGGACAGGCAATCCTGAAGGCAATCCGGTGGAATGATTATGTGAAGCGAGTATGGGAATCTAACTTCCAATACCTTGAAAGCTCTGAGAAGGCAGTTATCAAGTATGTAAAGTCTTCAAGCGGAAAGCTAACCAAACTTGACCCACCGCCCAAACGGTTCAAAAAAGTTATTTACTGGAAGGAAAACGGGAAACTGCAGGCAGCGTATATTGATTCAAACTTATATCGAGCTTTTGTCGAATCTCCTGTCGATTCCTTCCTTCCTGAAATTATGAAAGTTGTAAACAACGTAATCAAGGGGATGCTGACAACATACAACCCCGTTTTTAACAGCAAAAACCCCTTCAGGGATGCTCTCAATAATTATTTGTCCTTATCCAGGAGGGATAGCAATATATCTCTTCCAATGCTTCTTGCTTATTCCGTGAAGGCATTACCCCATGCCTGGAACAAGGCAACCGGGAAACGGGATGCCGTTATTGATGAGATGGAATCCATGGCGACTATCTATCATAACTTCTCCAGAGCTATGACAGATAAGAACTATGATAAGAACTTGAGCGAGGTAAATAACTTCTGGAGACAACTCGACTTAGACTATAAGAAACCGCAAAGGAAACTTGGCGTTGAGCAAATAGTGACATTCGGGGAGTGGGTGAGAGTGTTCTCTGATGTTTTAGAGGCAGTGGGGAAGATAGCCCCTCACATGTATCTGAAAGATTATGACCCGCTATTCTTCCGGCAAAGCGAGGCAGTTGCCTCTTTCATCCGTAACAGATGCGGGACACCACCATTCATGAAGAGTGGGACTTGGAGCGGGAATCTAAACACGGTGCTATTGTTCATGAATGTGGGTAAAGAAGGTATTAGAAACACCGTACAAACTCTTGCATTCGACAAGGAGACCAGGGCAAATGCCATTATGAAGTTATTCCGTATTGCTATTTTGCCCCCTATCCTGGTATATTTGCTTGAGGCAGGACTCCTGAAGGGAAAAGAAGAGGATGATGATTGGCTCGAATGGGCAAGAAACGCATACTCAGCGATACCGGATTATGATAAGACTAACTATATTTGCATCCCGATCAAGTATAATCCTGAAAATATGGCGTCAATCTACATAAGAATCCCGACGCATGAGGCTCTAAAGCCGATTAACATTCTGATAAGAAAGCTCCTGATGCTAAATAACGGGCAGAATACCTTACAGAACTTTGGCGATATTGCTCAAATTCCTCTTAGCGTCCTTCCCGGAGTGAATCCGGCAATCGAGATCACAGCAAACTGGTTTAAGGTCGCTGTCACAAGTGATGTTCCGAGAGACAGCTACTATAAATTTGATATTCTCGACCAGGCAACAATAGATTATGGTTCTTTTGCAGAGAAAACAATGCCAATGCTTTATTGGACTCTCGGTAAGCTTGGGCTTAGATTGCCCAAGGACTATAGTGATTTTAAAACCCCTTTTGAAAGAGTTATAAATGTATCGCAGATGGCACAAGGACTTGTAAAGGAATCAAACAGAGGTTGGATTGAACAAATAGCAAATGCTCCTGCCCTTACTGATCTGCAAAGACACAAGGCAAAGAGAATGTTAACTGAACGAAGGTTTGTAAGGTCTTATGTTCATAAGTATGTCAACACGGTGGATAACCCACCTCTTGACCTTATGGTGGCTAATTATCTCACTCTTGTGAGGGCTTTGTATCGAGATGATCCAGAATTCGCCCCACAGAACTCAGAAGACCTGAAACGAGTATTCAGCAAGTATTTGACCGAAATGGCACGAGAAGAGGGGGATATGTTCATCAGAAAGCTATCCATGGCAAAATCTGGGGGTGAGAAAGCGATAATGATGCAACAGACCTATCATATACTAAACAATGAGAAGAAGTTCAATGAGTACCTTAAAACGGCTCTCAAATACAAGATTGTGAGTGCAGAGCAAGTCACTGAAGTTTTGAAATCAATCTATTATACTTCAGCAAAGATAAATGATAAGACAGGGGATAGAAGAACCCTTGACTAATTATCAAGGGAGTAAACAATAGAACCAACTCCATTTTGTGGTATAAATGGTAGAAGAGAAGGCACGGCGTTACGCCGTGCCTTTTTTCTTTCTTTCCTTCTTTCCTATCCAATCCGAAATCTATGAGAGATACAGAGACATCAACTCAGATGCAAGTTTCTGTCTCTCCCTACGAAGACGCATTATCTCGTGAATCTCTTCAATGATACTTTTATCATTCTTCATCTGGTTAGTACAGAAAATATCCAACTCCTCTAACCGGGCTGTTATCTCTCTAGCTCGTTTTTCTAATTCAACTATCTCTTTCTCTTTCTGGACAGCTTCCTTTAAGTATATTCTTACTTGTCTTTTCCTTTTAGATTCTTCTGCTTTTCTTTTAATCAGAGGAAAAAAAACAAGAATCCAATAACCTATAAATTCCGCAACTCCAATAAGAATAAGATTTGTAGATATATGTTCCATGTAATCCTCACAAATTGAATGTTTGTACTGTGTTAGCCATAGCAGAATCGATGTCGCTCTGAGTTTTCCCGATGTACCGGAGGGTTGACTCCTCTGTGCTGTGCTCAAGCAACCTCATGAGGAGGGCTATGTCGTGGGTTCGCTCGTAGAAGTGATACCCCATTGTTTTTCGCATACAATGAGTGCCGATAGGTTCTTTAATCCCAACCTTCATCCGGGCTTCATTGAATTTTTTCCAAACCCACTTACGGCTTAACGGTGTATTGTGGACTGTTTTGAACAAATAACCAATGTCGGGGTCGTTGGGATTGGACGGAGGAGCAACATAAAGGTCATTCTTCTCGATATATTCCTTTATCTTGGGTCGAATCTCCTGTGGCAATTTAATCTGCCGAATTTTGCCTCTTTTTCGTTCCTTTAAGACGAGGTGCTCCTTGAACTTCAAAGATTCTCCTACTATCTGATGGGTACGAATCTCTACCAGATCGGAAATGCGTAGGGCAGTAGAAATTCCGATGATCCACAAGATATACAACCTCTCATCCCGAAGCTTTAGATGGTCGCTCATTGCAGTAATTTTATTCATGTCCGTAATTGGGTATGTGAAGTTCATATTTCTAAACCTTCGAGTGCGTCCAACGCATTCTCTATTTGTTCTTTTAGCTCTTCCCACTCGCCAGTAACTTCTGTATATTCATCTGCCTTTTCTGACTCTTGCCATTTTTCTGACCGGGAATCAAAAATTTCTTCTCTTTTCTCAAGTTCCTCTTCAACGAGAGCTTGAGCTTGCTCTAATGCGTTTCTTAGCGTTTCTCTGTCTGCTTTAATCATTTCAATACTCCTTGTTTTGGTTAAAAATATCCATGGTTTTCTTGGGAGCAGAAGGTTTAAAAGCCTCTAACTCTCCCTCTAACTTTGTAACTTTGTCTCCTAATCTGATATTCTCATCTCTTAGCCCTTCATTCTCTACATGAAGGTCGTCAATAGTAAGTTGCAGTTCCTGAGCATACTTGTAAATACTAACCAATAGGTCTTCCTGCTCTTCATAGGATAGAGCTTTAGGCAACAATGGTTTGTTTGCCAACATAAACTCTGATTCTGTGCCCTCTTCGATAAAGTCAATTTTGTATTCAGTCATTGTTCAATCCTTTAGTGACTATGTAGTTTACACCTTCAATTCCGTAATAGGACTCCATATCCTCTGGGGATAAACTCCTTTGCTCTTGGACTGCACACCGGGAACAGATTGAATATCCGGTGTCTCGGTTATGCCATTGTTCATAACCATAGGCAGGTTGTGAACAACAACAGCAGTCAAACACTTTCAACTTTTTGGTCTCCATTTTCTTACTCCTCTGTGGTATAATAGGGATAATCCCTTTATCCCTGCCCTCCCGAAAGAGGGCAGGGGAAAGAGACCTAACCATTAGGCTCTGTATTGTTGGTTATAGTTAGCAGTGCAAGGCGTAGTGCATTTCTTAAGTGTTGGTCAATTTCTGGATCAAGTTCTACACTCCCAGCGGGACTTACTTTACCGGGTGTCAATATCGTTGACCCCTTGCGAAGGTAAATAGGGTAGAATTGTAAGGCGTTTTCAATCAAACCGAACTCATAACCGGCAGTGATTAGCTTGACCATTGACCTACCAAAGTCTTGACCTCTGAAAACAAGGCAAAATTGTCTCGTTCCGTTCTGTGCCTGGAATGTTATTGTGCTATTGTTTTTCTTGCTGGCAACGGCTATAAGATAGGCTAATAGCCCGGTGTCTTCAATTGTTAGGGGTTGGACTGTTGACTTTTTCTGTCCATGGGATTCATTCGAATGATTCATCTTTTTCTCCATTCTTTTTTGTGGTATGAGTCAAACATATGCACAGAAAAATTCCGGTCAACACAAATTTATATTGTGTCTATTGGGTAGGGCGTAAATCACGTATTAATTGACAAATTCTCAACGAGTTAGATACTTGACAAAAAGTTTCAGACAATTAGACAGTTAGACAACCTTTGAATAAATGCCTATCTAATTGAGATTGCTTTCCGAATTACCAAACAAAAAAGAGGGAGTGTTACCTAATGAGTGATTTACCGGAGAAAAGAAGAGTCTCCTTCCAGACTCTGATGAGAAAGGAAGGTGACTTTTGGACACAAGGAACTAAGATTATTGCATTAAACCTCTTGGAGTCAACGGCGAATGTAGGTGATAATGGTCTTGTACCGGAATATCAGTATTGGTCTGAAGCCTTGAATATTCCAAAGGCTACGCTTATTGATTGGTATAACAAGAGGATCAAAATCCGTGAGCGAGGTCGAGGGGAGGTTGACCGAGCGTTTGACTCTATAGCCTTGGTACTATCAGCGGAAATCCCTGAGATACTTGAGGCAATCAAGGCGAAGAGCTATGGTACAATGAGTGTGAAAGACTTACGTGAGTTAATGCGGGATTATCTACGCTATGGTAGCTTGCTTAGTGGCAGGGTCAACGAGAATCCCAGCCATGACACAGGATTGACGCCGAGTATGGGGGCATATTTCAGAGAGAAGAAGCAGAAGAGAGAAATAGAAGAGGCAGACTTCGAGGTCGTGAACCAAGAGAAAGAGGACGAAAAATAG